GCATCAGCATAATGCTGAACTGGTCGAACCTATCGTTCTGGAAACCAGGTAGATAAGAATATCTAGCAATCTCTAAGAATGCTCTCTGAATACTCTTAAAAGGTGTTACTGGTGAATTGCCTCTGTTAGATAACGCATCCGTTGCGTTAAAATCATCTGGCGAAACATAAAGATACTTACCAGTTTTTGAACTAATAAGGTTATCTAAACGTGTTAATGGCATGATTACTCTGACCCTGCGGTGATACTTTGTCCTCGGGTTTATTTATACCAGTTAACCAGTGAAAATACTGTGTGGTTCTATGATTTTAATGCATAAGGATTTGAACCCTATGGCATAATAATGAGTTCAGGTAGTTCTACCATATTATGTTGCAATAATCTATTACAGTTTGCACATATAGGAGCACATTTGTCAATTTCTTCTTTTAATGTTTTGTAACTCGCTAACTGTAATAGTTTTGATATACTATGTTTCTTGGGTGATGGATCTACATGTATAAGATCCATTTGTACAGGATGAAATTGTTTATTACAGATGATACATGAATGCTTCTTTGCATCATCTACTATCTGCATTCTCCTCTTATGACCAATTTGATTTGCTTTAATAGTTTTGGAATTCTTTCTCGCCCACTCACGCTGATACTCACGATTTTTATCTTTATCTTTGTAAGGCATATCAGAAATACTTCTTTAAAACATATGTAGATGTATTCAAATTGTTCTTTGTATGTTGTCATAACTCCCCTTCCTGGGATCGAACCAGGGACAAATTGATTAACAGTCAACCGCTCTACCTCTGAGCTAAAGAGGATTGAAAGGGACCGAAGTCCCTAAGTATTAAAGGCGAATAAATTCACCTTCTTTGACACCTTCCATATGGTGATCTTGTGCTAAGAAAGCATGATTAGAGTTTTTATGCTGCCATGGATAGCAACCGTTAGCAACTTTATACATGAATACTTTATCAAGAGTAGATGCAAGAGTAGTCATAGCAACATCGTGAACTTTATCACGCTTGACTGAAAGAGATTCTGTGCGCGAAGGAAGTGAAACAGATGCTTGTATGTTCATCCATGAATTGAGAGGAGTTTTTGCTGCCTCAGTAATCAAAGGATTAGTTCGCGAACCCCAGTTATCCATATTAATATAATAATTACGGACATCTGGATTATTCAAAACATCTCTAACATACTTATCAGTAGAACGATCAATATAATCTTGATAAGTTTTCTCATTATGAGAAGTGTAACGCTCTAACTTAACATTAGTGTTACCACTATTATGAATAAAACTGACCATCTCTTTTACAAGACGACCTTGTACGGTTTTACTCAAAGAATTGTTAGAAATCAATCGAACTTCATCTTCGATATCTTGCTGGCAAGTAATCTCATCTTTGGCAATACCAAACTTGATGTGTTCTACAACTTCTTCTTCATTATTAAGAGTTGCATGAAACACACGCTCATTGTTTAGAGCTTTAGCAAAACGTTTGCGAGCCCATTCGTTTTTGCAACGAACAAATACAATCATGTAACCAGGAATACCAAGGATAGCACATGCATCATGACGATGACCGCCAGTAATGATATCTCCCGTATCAATATCAATATAGACAGGAGGTTGAGTGCAATCAACACCATTCTGTTCGATGTCTTCCTTAATCAGGATAACTTTCTGAGAATCTGTGCCAAGGTAACGACCGATATTATTCTGCTTTACAGTATCTTTCCAAAGACCAAACTTTTTTTCAATAATTTCAATTTCATCGATACCCTTATCTGTAACTGGAAAAGACCAGTTATCAGGATTCATTAACTTTTCATCAAAAAACGCACATGTGTAATCATCAAGGTTAAGTGTTTCAAAAAGGGATGTAGTCATATAGAAGAATTAATAAAAATTTTGGGAGAGCCAAACACAGGATTTGAACCTGCGACCTGAGCTTTACAAAAGCCCTGCTCTACCACTGAGCTAGTTTGGCGGTGCTAGCATTACTGCCGCACAAATTTAAAGGCACCATAGTCAGAACCCCATACTTTCTGATGGGTTTCTGCATGAAGACCTTTGTCTACTACGTGGTATTCATCTGCGGTCAAGGTAACCTCATTTTGGACGTATGTATTAGTCCCATTCCAATTCACGTAGCAGTTACAGGTTGAAGTTCCGCCAAAGTATGACTGCGAACCTGTCTGTCTCATAATAATATCACAACCCTCGCGATATGTCAACATGTCTTCCGTAATTTCTTCCAAACGCTGACATTGTGCAAACTGAAGTGGGTTTGCAATCTCATAGTTCTTGAGATGGTACTCTTCTCCATCTTGAACTACATCGATCACAAACTGACGATAGGGGCGGTTAAGTAGATAGTTGTATGCTTGCTCTCCATATATACGATTCTCTCCAATCAAACGGTGAGAAACACGAATGTGTGCATAGCGAGTGGGATGGGATTGTGCTTGAAGTTTGTTTGCAAATGTCCCAACCAATAGTTCAATGAAACTCATTCTGGTATAAGTTCTGGATTAATAAGATCTAATTCAAATAACACGGGATGACATTCTTCTGCAATGAGATAATCAGAGAATTTGAAGATGTCCTCTAATGTATAATCTTGATTAATTGCACATTCAGATAGAATCCATTTATCCTCTTTATCTTCCTTTTCTAGGACATCAAAGGCAAATGGCATACCCTGAATAAAGTACATCATTACTGGTTCATTATCAACAAAACAATGTTGACGACTAATAGTAAACTTCATCATTGTGTTAGTGTTTCCTAGTAATGTTATTTACACAGGAATGCGAGTAGGGAGACTTGAACTCCCACGACCAATGGTCAGCAGATTTTAAGTCTGATGCGTCTACCGATTCCGCCATACTCGCAGTTGTGAGAGGCGGTTTCACGTAAGGAAACACATTTGGTTTACCTCTCAACTCTGTAATTATAGCAGATTAAGCGGGACGTGTGGGTGGTTCAGACAGTTTAATGATTGACTGCTGTTTGATGAACTGTTTTAATTCTGGTGTTTCTTCCCACTCCCAAGTTTCTTCATGTCCGTGTCTATCAATCTTCTTAACGGTCTTTTTAGTCATTTTGGATACCATCCATTACTTGTTGCAAATCATCAGCACGTCCCCTATAGTAATCGATCTCCTCTGTGAGGACATCACGAATGTCATCAACAACAATGTTAGGGTCAACATCATCATTAAAGTAGGTTTTAATAGCTTCTGCTAGATAACGCCTTCTATTCCATTCTACACTATAAGGTTTATAATTCATGATGAGGTTTTGTGTGTTTATATTCTATATGACACCTGGTCATTTGTCAAGCATGTGCATGTTCTTCATGTAGTTTAGTGTATCATGCATATTACCAATATGCTTGTTACCTAATGAAACTTGAGGGTATGATGCATCTCCCCCAAATTCCATTTCAAATTGATGCTGCTCAAAGTGTCGTCCGAGTTCATATCTATGAAACTCTGTTGAGATGGATTGAAGAAGTTGAGCAATACGCTCACATTCTTGACTACCATTTGAATAGATTACTGCTGTTGTCATTTGTTTTGATGATCGTATTCTATCACGATTTTTTGATGCTGGGTTTTTTTATCAGTGCAAATATAATGCTTTGCTTCACCACCCAATATTTTGCATATATTATGTAGTTGGGTATCAACTGCAAATTTTTTGAAACCTTCATCCATCCAACTTTTATTGGATCCTGGTTCGTTAAAATCTTTCATAGATCAAGTTCTAGTTGTAGTTTGCGTTCTTCCTCTATTCTATTGTGCTCTGCCCACATATCAGCAACCATATCAACATTATGAACAACACCAATATGTTGTGGTGGTTGTGATTGCCACTTATCAATCACTTCTTGTGTGGGGACAGCAATTCGGAATGGAATATCATCTTCAATGAACTCTTTGTTCATATCAATGTATGTTTGGGGAGTAATCTCAATCTTTTTCATTTTTTAACCAACAAGGTTTACATAACGAATTTTTGTATCTTTTCTCGGACTGAACATAGCATCCAACTTGAGGACACTCATTTGCTGGTGTCATTTTACCACACCCAGAGCATTTTGTCTCCCACATTTTCATAATGTTCTCTCCAATCTATTTGTTGCTTGGTCTGGGAAATCTCTCGGTCTACTATCAGTAGCATTATCAGTTTTAGGAGAACCTTCATTCGCCTTCATAGTATGTTGATAGTTTGGTCTTGGATATCTCATATAAAATGGATCAGGCATCCAATATGTTACCTGCCATTCTTGTTCGGGACATAGTTCAAGATGCTTCTCTACACTATGAGAGAAACTACCGAGTTGAATGTATCCATCGTGAGTGATACATCTGCCGTTGCCAGCATCAACTACGAACATCATCTTGCTACTCAATCTCTTTGTCTCCAGTCATCAGGTTTGTCTCTTTGAAACCAATCTTTGATATCATCAGCACTATCGAATCCCGTTTTATGATTGGATGGATCGGGATCTCCTAAACCCATCCTATTCATAAAATCATCAATACTGCCCTCCTCAATGTCTTGAGCAGCTTGTCTTCTTGCCTTTTGTAACCAATCTCTAGCAGTGGTATGTGACTTAGCAAGTTTTTGTGCCCAGACCATATCATCTAGTTTGACTTCCTCTCCATTTGCAATTTTCTTACAAATAAATTCTAAGCGAAGTCGATATTGAGTAGAAAGCATATTCCTCTCATTAGTCGTGAGTATTTAGAATAAAAAAAAGGGACCCGTAGGTCCCTTGTTATTATATCACATTATCCGTGGATCAGAAGGAATACTTCAAACCCAATTTGGTTCCATAACCACGGTCGATGTTGCTGTCGCCAGAACCGACGAAGCTAACTTCACCGTATGCACCCAGTGCTTCGGTCAAACCGATACCAAGACCTGCCTTGCCAGAAGGAACAGTGTCGCTCTCGCCACCGTCAGGAGAGACGACAGTAGCGCCGCCCTGGACGTAGTATGATGCGCTTTCACCTAGTGCGCCTTCGTAACCTACGTGAAGGTCTGTGGAAGTTCCGTTGTAGCTGGATCCCGTAAATCCTGAGTTTGCTTCTACATTGACATAGGGACCAGCGAAAGCGGCACCAGCAGAGACGGACAAAGCAGCGGCAGCTGCGAATGCGGATTTGATCATTGAAATTTTTCCTCGTTTGTTTGTTTTCTTGCGGAGTGGTTACCCGCAGATGGAGAGTCGGTTGTTTCCGACTGCTTTAAAAGTATAGCACATGATGCAGAAAGCGTCAAGTGAGTTGGTGCGATTAGTTGAGGCACCTTCTCTGATTGCTACAAGGTTAATTTATCAGGGTTGAGTCCAAAAAACAACCCCCCTTGTGCCAGTTTACGATGAGTATATCTTACCAGTTAGTTAAGATAAATTAATGCGCCAGTGATACGAACGTTTGCGCCAGTAATAGAAACGTCTGCAGTACCCACAATATCCACTTTAGCAGCAGCAATGTCAAGGTCTGCAGTCTTAAGAGTAGTTTTTGCTGAAGTAAGATCTAAATCTGCTGTTTCAACAGTAGTTTTTGCTGAAGTGAGATCTAGATCTACTGTCGTAATCTCTGTCTTTCCTGCTACTGTCCTAAGTTGATAGGCATTTAGTACACCATCTCCTGTAAGAAGTCCTCCTGGAATCTTCTTACCTAATATATCCATATGGAATGCACCACCAACCTGTTGCTGCATGTCACCAATAATCTTATGGTTAATAGATCCAGCAGATACAATGTTTACAGATGCTCTAGGATCAAATTGTACTACAGATTCTTCAGATACACCTTCTGTCTTTTTCTGACCAGTAATAACTTCTTTATAGTTTACGGTTCTTTGATTTAAACTACCACAGACCATATCGATGGTTCCTTTACCACTTTGACCTGCTTGGATTTTAACACCACCTTGACCCATTAGCGTTAACTCTTCATCTGCGATAAAAGTTATCTTCGTTGCTCTGACAGTATACTCAGAACCTCTTGCTTCAGTGACAACATCACCATAACAAAGAACATTCAATGCTTCTTTGTTCTCACCACCAGCGTTATACTGAATAACGGATGGTTCCTTATGCATTTGTTGCTGACCTTGTGTCTTGATCAACAACTTACCACTAGCTGCACCCCTATTAGGATCATGTATACCTGTGATCAGACGAATAGTTCCTTCACTATCAAGTGCTACAGCACTATCTCCTGGTCCATCAATCCTAAGTGTCTTCTTACCATTCTCACCAGGAAGTTTTCTGGTATAGATATGTGATCCGTCTGCCTTAATTAAGGTACTATAATCCAGACAATCCGATAGAGCTTGTGTCTCTGGAGATTTTTTTGGTTTTGCTACCCCTGTGGGTAGTTTTGCTGCTGACTTGACTCCTTTTCCTACTGACATGATTCTATATTACGGACAATCTACATAACGACCAGTGCCAATCTTAGTAGCACCAACTTCGACCAATCTATCTTCTGATAGACATGATAGGGATGGCATTAGTTTTGCACCATATCCACCTCCACCAACAATAATAATTTTAGGAATTCGTTCAAAGGTTGCTTGTCTATTCAATACTCTAGCACCAATAAGGAATCCATCTGGATTAATAACTGCTTCAGCAATACTTGGATCATCATCAATGTAAATGGTTGGAGAACTTTGATATCCAAATCCAGGACGTATTAAAGTAAAAGTATCAATGATACATCTCTTATCGTTGTTGGATGCTAGATTCTTCTTATATCCATATCCACCAGATAACACTCTAACCTCTGTTACAAACCCGTCACTATCCAACAATGCTGTAGCAGATGCTCCAATACCATTACCACCAATTGTTACAAATGGAGCTTCAGTATATGGACCACCAGGAACAGTTACTGGAATCTCAATAATTTTTCCACTATCATCAGTAATAATATCACCTGTATCAATAATTGGTTCAGTTGGAGATGTAAATACATTCTCTGGAGTATCACCTTCACTGATGTCAACATCAGTAATATCTTGGTTTTGTATAACCAGAACATCTGCAAATGCATTAGTAGAAGATATACTGAATGTTAACACTTCTTCAGTTTCAGATTCATACTCATCTACAATACCAACAGTAATCTTTGCCTGATTATCATTAATAACAAAATTAGAAGAAATAATTCCACCTAAGATTTGAGTAGGAGTAAAGTTTGGTGATAAGCGATAATTTAAAATACTACCACTAGAAACATTTTCTGTAGTAACAGTGTAGATAATAAATTCACCAGCAGAGACAGAAGTTCTGTTGGCAACTACCTTATAGGAAGGATCTGTAGATACATCATCAGAACTCTCACCTGCAGGAGTGTCAGGAATACCAGTTTCAATTTCTTCTATGATACCATCAAAAGTGTATTCATACGGATCATATGGATCATAATCGTCAAAATTGTTTTTAATTTTTTGTTTGATTGTACACTTAGCAACGTTATTCTCGAATCTAGTAGTAATACCACTAGTTGTATCAGGACTGTTTAGTTTAATTCTAGCAAAAAAGATTTCATCTCCTTCATCATTATCATTATCATTGATTGTTCTGACTTCAACTGTTTTTGATGTCTCTCCTACAGCAAAACCAACAATATCAGTGACCATAATAAAATCTTTCTTTGGAGTTGCTGTTGATCCACCAACTGTTTTAAAAGTTACAGAAGATGCTTCAGTTACATATCCACTTCTAGTGATTGTAAATACTGCGTTATCACCCTCTTTTACATCAATGTCTTGAATATCATATACTATCTTCTTCTTGTATGTGTTACTATTCGGATTGTTCTTAGGTGAATTTGCATAGTTACTATCAAATACGCCACCACGGAACCCAATGCGAGTTGGTTGTAATTTCTTACCTTCATACGCTTCATCACAAACATACTGATTAGTATCAGCACTAGTGTCTGGGAAAAGATTATCAATACTATCTAATAGATCATCTAAGAAGTCACCTTCTTTCTTTTTCTCCTCACCATTAGTACATTCACTATCTTCTTCACTACATTTTGCTTCAGGACCACTACAAGAAATGCCCAAGAAATCTAAAACCTTAGCAATTGCTCCACCAACTAAATTTAAAGCGCCAGCAATTGGTCCCAAGAGATCTTGTAGTGGTCCAAGAATACTTTCAATAATATTTTCCATTAATGAAGTTAGTTTGGATAGAATACCATTTACCATGGCATCAATCTGACATGCTACACTCTGGTAAATGTCATTGATAATACCCATCAAAAGATCTGTCACCCATTGGACTAATCTTTCTCCAATGTCCGCCATTTTACAACCAAGATCTTTGAGTAGAGTATTAAACCACTCAACTACGGGTGTTAATACATTTCCAGTTCCATCTGGTCTTAACACTGCTTTTACTAATGCCTCAACTCCTTCCGTGAGTTTTTCTATAATAAATCCTTTGATTTTAGCAATAAAGTGTTTAATGACAGCAACAAATTTGTTTGTATATTTCCTAGCTGTGTATACAGCATCGGTAATTCCACCCGTTGCTTCGCCAACTAGGTACGTACCAATATTTCCATTATTTCTTTGTACTTCTGCAAGAAACTCTCCCATAATACGGGTAGTTGATGTCTTGAGATCTTCAGGACCACACTTAGATGCTCTTTCTTGACACCAGTCCTCAGATGCTTGGGATCCATCAGCAATAGGAGCAATCATTGCTGGTGGTACTGGAGGAGCCCATGGATGTGGACAACCAGCAGATAGTTCTACTGATGTTTGCAATCCTTCTAGACCATCAGATGATGTGGCGAACGTAGCAAACGTTCCATCACCAGCTCCAAAGAACTGACTATACTCTATACCGAGACCTAGGTCTACACTATTAAAATCTGCTGTTAAAGTTTCATCAAAGAGAACTGCACCTGTTTGTATACCGTCTTTAGATTTTTTTGGTTCTCTAGAAGGGGTTGATTCAGCAGATTGTGATGATGTTTGTGTTCTATTATTTGCTGGTGATGGTAATCCATCTTTATTGACATCAATATCTGGGTCAAGAAATGTAGTGAAAGAATTACATTCACCAGGTTGAAATTCATTTACTACCTTAGTAGCACCTGGGGTCATACCAATTGACCCCATGATAATTGGTTTTTGTTTTTCTGGATCTAGGTAAAATCCAATTACCCATGATCCTTGCTTTAACTGTGCATGCGTTCCTGTTAAATTTCCAACACTAAATGGTAAGTTCACAGGCATTATTACAGATGCCCATGGCAAATCATCAGGAGGGACAATCTCACAATCTTTGAGATGCTCACCTACAATACGAACTTTATATCGATTAGAACCTTTAATTTCTGGTGTAGTTCTGGATGGTTTTTCAACCTGTCCAATCCACCAATTAAAATTATCTCTTCCAATACGATATTCTGGAATTAGATTAGAAAACGCATTATCCATTAGTCTTCATACACTAAGCATTCTGGTTCCGATGGATTTTGATCACAATAGAGCTCAATGTATGTGGGATCGTGATGATCTCCTTCATCAATCTCTTTCTTGTGATGTTCCACATACTCTTCTAACTCATGTAGTTCGCCTTCAATATGACGGCGTTGTTGTGGGGAAAGGCTAGGATTATCTAGGATTTCCTTATCTTTTTGAATATGTTGCTCGATGCTTTCCATATAGTAATTAACTCTATATACTGTATTTATTATACTACATCAAGATTCATCTCGCAAGGATCCTTCATCTTTCATTCCAAAAGAGTCACGCATAACCTTAATTGTTGTGGTTACCTCACCATTTGTTCCTGCTGTAGTCATATATCTATGATTAACTTCTTCTATCAGATACAGTCCACTGGTCTCAAGATCAAATGGTTGTTTCTCGATTTCTTTGTCTGATAACTTAGATCTGATTCTGATATCAATCCTGTCTCCTGCACATATCAGTGGATTACCTGCAACTACAATAATACCTGCTTGATTTCTCATCATGCTATATCTTGTCAATGATTGAGTTGCATAAAACTTCTGCCAGTCAGCAAATTTAGATGCATCTGTAGATCCATCAGTATCATTAGGCGATGCGATACCAGTTTTATTGTAAAAACTTTCATGATCAAGATAAATGCTCATGGTTCTAGTTGGAAACGCAGATAATTTTTCCTGTGTTACTCTTAGACCTTCCATTTTTTCTTGACCACCCAAGTGTTTCATCTTATCATAAGATTCATCTAAACTATAAACATATTCCTCATACTGACCCGTTGAGTGATTAAAGAATACTACTAATGTAGAATACTTACCTTCTCTGAGAGATTTCATCAAATCTACATCAGATGTAAAACTTGCTTCCTGTATTCTATCTCTAGTATCTTCATCATCAGTTAGATTAGCATGTTGTTCAATGTATGGTCCCCAAGTTGTTACCTTATCATTTTTATTGTCACAAAGATAATCTACAGAGAAAAAGTTATATCCTTTATTAGTTTCCCAGAAAAAATATCCAGCACTACCTTCGACTTTTTCCTTAGTAGAACCTTGAGAGTTGTTTGCTGTCCCTGTTCCATTTGATTCTTGTCTCACAGATTTAGGAGCAAGAGTAGCAGCAATATCAAAAGGTCTATGTCTGGATGTTGTCATCTTATGTTCAAACAAAGTATCCTCACTGAAAAATTCTTTTTCAGATTTTAATGTTTCTTTTAATAATACATCATCAATAATTTTTTCAGATCTACCAGAAAGTGTTCTAGAGATAAACGAAGCTTCGTTTACCAATCCCTCTTCTGCAATCAATCCCAAAGTATACACTTGAGTTTTGTTTGAAGATACTCTATTTGCAATTTTCCAAACTCTAAAAACATAGACAGTGGGTTCTTCTGAAAATGAATGTCTAATAACAAGTTCAACTCTTTCAGAACCTTGTAAAGGAGCTCTTTTCTTTTCTTTACTTCCTGTGAGAAGTCCAGCATTGTCAGATACAATCATCGTTGCTGCAACATAAGGACTAGTAATATTTTCAAAATAATTAATAGAGTATATCATACCAGATATATCAGTAGGATTCTTGTTACCAGCAAGAAATATTGATGCTTTCTTTAGAATAAAATCCTGAGGTGATTGAATACTATCTGCCATGTCAAGCTCCTAAGGTTAATAATCTTTGTTTAGCCATATATGCTAGTAATCCCGCATCAGACATATCAGAACCTCTACTTGATTGTTGAGATTGAGATCCACCACCATTACTAACGTTGGCTGAATTTGAAACTGGGTTATTTACAATAGCAACTTTTGGTCCTGCTGATGCCATCGCTGTATTAGAAGATGCCTCTAATAGAGCAGTTGGTGCAGCGTTTGGTGGTGCTGTATATGAACTTTCCCTTCCTTGAGCACCAAATGCGAATTTGAAGAAATCTTCAGGGTTTCCTGCTGGTGCTGCTGGTGATGTATTACTCATCAACTGTACACCATTAGAAGGAGAAGCACCAGGTGCTAAAGCATTTGCACCAGGAGTGTTGCCAGATCCAGTCATACCATGTGCAACAAATGCTCTAGTTCCAGCAATTGTTGCAGTATTTCCAAATCCTGTAGATGACTCTTTGTAATTAGAAACACCAAGAGGCAATCGTAATCCAGGTTTTCCAGCAATATCTATACCACCAAAAGATCCACCACCATCTCTACCAGCATGAGCTATTTGTTCTTGTTCAACATATTTCATCAATGTTGCATCATCGGGTGGATTATTAGGATCAATATTGATATTTGCATTTGTAAACGAGAAATGTTCTCCTTTATTAATAAGAGCCTTTGCGATCTTAAATGATGCACGTCTTACTTCTGCTTTACCTTCTGGTTTACCCCATAATTCTTGTTCTGGTCCAATATGGAAGTGAGGTCCACGAGAACTTCCACTATTACCTTGAACGAATGTTCCAGCACCCTCCAACATAGCAGTTGGTTGCATTGGTGTTTGTGGTTGAACCGCTGCATTTGATGCAGCTTGTGTACCAGCAGCAGATGGTGAGTAACTCATCTGCTGTACACCTGGATTCAATTGATTATTAGCAGCAGGTGCTCTTTGCATTTTTTGTGCCTGCTGTAAAATTTCACCAGTTCCAGCACCTTCTCTTCTAACATTTTTTAAACCACGATCTCCAGCAATTCTTGCAGCATTACTATCTCCCATGAAGATAGCACCAGCATACTTAGAGTTAAGTTGACTTGAAAATTGTGATGTAAGATGCAAAGGATCGCTAATTTCGTAAGTTCCTTCCTCTACAATTGCACCTTCATTTTTAGCAGCAGATTTAATTGCACCATAAGCTGCTGGATATTCTTTTTGATTAGGTGGAACTACAACAACTCTGTATCCCTTCTCCTTGAGATTTTTAATAGAGTTCATCATATCTCTTCCTGCTCCAACAGGATCACCAGCACTATTTGTTCCACCAGCAAGAACTACAGTTTGACCTGCTCCTTGAGGTTGTTGCATTGCTGGTGATTGTGAAACATCACTAAGTGAACCTACTTTACCTGTAGAAGAATTGTCGAAGAAATAATTTCCACCTGTTCCTCTATTAAAACGATCCGCTGGTAAACCTCGACTATATCCTCTGAAGGATACCTTAGATCCAATACCTTGAGCAGCTGTTTGAGATAAAGAACCACCAGTGGCAAAATCGTTAAGGACTTCTCCAGCAGCAGATGCAGATCCACCCTTAAATAATTTTTCTAATTGCTGCATTCCATCTGGTTGTCCTGCAATCTGTAATAATCTTTGCTTTCTTTCTTCTGGACTAGATCCAAGTTGCTGCGCTAGTGGACCATATTTTGCTGCAGCATCAGGATCAGCACTAGTTCCATAAATTGCTGCAGAGAATGGTGAGAATTGTTCTTTGCCTGTAATTTGATCAAACAAAGTAGATCCGTATGCACTCATAGAACCACCTGCTTGTGCATCAGCAGTTCTATTAAGCATTACTTGCATAGCATCCGCAGCATTCTGTCCACTGGTGCCTTCTAAGGTAGATAAGAATGCTGCAGCATTTCTTTCTGCTGTGCTTCCAGCAACATTACTCATCTGTCCACCACCAGGAGAAGTACCCTGTTGTTGACCTTGTGTATTACCATCACGCTTACCAAAGATATCTTTGATACCAGGAATTTTGTCTAAGAGGTCTCTAACACTATTACCAAACGATTTACCACCTTTCAAACCAAGTGGATCACCAATACCTCTTTTTTCCATTTCTGCACCAATTGCTGATGCAATACCTTTATATTCCTTTTCTTTACCACCAAAGATATTTTTTAAACCACCACCAACGGCAGAACCAATACCACCAAGCATACCCATACCAGGGAGAATACCACCAAGCATACCCATACCAGGGAGCATACCACCAGCTGCACTTGCAATACCAGAGATAGATTGTGCTGCTTTTAAAGGATCATCCAATGGAGTAATACTAAGCATTTCTGGATTTCCAGGTTCATTAAAAGATCCTTTCAATCCAGGTAGATTGAATGGCATATCAGTCATTTTAGGAATGATATGTCCACCTTCTGCAAATTCTTGACGATTTGCACCAGTTACTGTATCTGTTGCTTTAGATGCCAGCATGGATCCACCCATACCACCAAGAACACCACCTAAAATTCCACCAATAGCAGTTCCAATACCAGGAACAATAGATCCCAATGCAGCGCCTGCTGCAGCACCTGCTTTCATACCAGCAATTCCACCACCAACAGAAGCAGCAGTTCCAGCACCAGCTTGTACTACATTTTGTCCAGAACTCATTCTACTGCCAAATTCCATTCCAGCAGTTGCCACACCAAGCGCACCAGGAGCTCTAACACCTCTCATTGCGCCTGCGCCACCAGATCTAGCAAGTGCTCCACCACCAGATCTAGCAAGTGATCCACCCATAGGACGTACACTTTTGCTAATAGGAGTTATATCAACAATTTGACTACTAGCAGGCATTCCACCAACTGGAGGTAGTGCCTTAGGTGCTCTTACTCCTGGCAGTGCTCTTGGTCTTCCAGCAGGTAATGCCCTCTGACGCATTCCAGGTAGTTGTTTTACTCCATATTTTAGTGCTTTTTGTTGCTGTTCACTGACACGAACTCTCTGAATTGGATCTTGTCTTGTTAATTGTCCATCCTTTCCTTGCTGGATTCTTTTTCTATTTTGATCCTTTAATCTTTTTCTATCTCTTTCCTGACTTGGTTCTCCATCTCCTTTAATAAGGACTTTTGCTTGTGGAGGACGTTTAATTCTGAATAGAGTTGATTTACTATCAACTACATTAAATACTAGTTCTACATCTTTATCATTATCATAATCTGGGGCAATTTGAACATAAACTTCTGCCTCTCCTTGTCTTAGATAAAACAATCCACCTGTTTTTTGGTCAGCAAGATCCTCTGGAGCAACCCCTTCAATATAGTAAGATCTAACAGTTCTATCAGAAACACCAGTAGCAGTGATTGTAAATTTAATTACATCACCTGCTCTTGCCTGCTGTCTGTTAGCTTTTACCTTGAAGACCCTTTTAATGTCCGCAAGTTGTAAACCTTTAATTGCGTAAGATCCCGATGCCATTAGCTTTCTTGTGCTTTTTTAAGTTCGTCAAGATATTGTTGCAATAATGCAGTGTAAACATCTCGTTCCCACGGCATTAAATTTTCAATTTCCGTCAAGCTATATTTATGGTGCTGAATCAAAGCAAAATTAGTTTTATAGTACCCCTCCAAGGACATATGGAAGAGGCTTACCCGAAAAAATTAGATAATCCCTCAATTGTATATTCATCAACAACACCAGTTTTTGGATTTTTTGCCTCGAATGTATGAGACAGTTTTGGTGCAGTTGCAAAAAATTCAGAGAATTTATCGAATTGTTCTCTGGTTAGATTTTCAACAAATGTCTTAAACTCTTCCTTTGTAGTAGTTGAGCTGTCAAATACTTCATCCTCATCAAAGATTTGATCGATAGAATCTGCAATGAAGTCAATTACATCATCTTCTTCAAATTTCTTTAAAAGCGAAACATTAACAAAAGTATCAATTCCAGGATACTTCATAACACATCCAAGCTTGTCACCAAGCATGATTTTTTTATCATGACCTTCTGGGAACTCAATTTCCACACTTTCAAGGTCTACTGTTACAGTTGTAGTTGTTTCACCATCATCTCTACAAGTAATAACGAATTCTACTGTGCTTCCAACAGAGACAGATCTAATTTTTAAGTAAATGTACTCTAAATCAAAAGATGCTAAACTTTCAATTTTTACTCCTCTACTTGTAATACAGTTTTGAAGAAGGTCAATAACTGCATCTTTAATTCCATCTTCGTTCCCATCTTCTGATGCTAGTAAAAGCACCTTTTCTTCTTTTACGGTAAATGGTCTAATTTTAATATTTTTGCCTGTAGAAGGCACAGTAATACTAGAAATAGGATAACCAATCTTCGGTAGTGACATAATATGCTCGTTCAGTAATATTATTTAGTGTGACTTTTTTAATCAAAATTTAGCGGGAATTTTTTTCCCACTTTCATGGAATTGAGTTTACAAATTTCCTACCTTACACCAATATATCGTCCGTTCTCATCATAGAGGGTGTCAACCTGCTTAAAGGTTTGTTGTGTAGTATCATTCATCACAACATAATGTCTTTCATATTGGAACTGTGCTGTGAACTTAACTACTTGAGTATTACCATATGAGAGAGGAACAGCATCAACCTCTGCAGGCCAGCAGTTTTCCATTACATAACTGATTGGTGCTCTTTCTTGTGTACTTTCTGGACCCATTTCAGTTTTAGTAATCCTTATGTTACATCTATATTCATCGGGGTATGCTAGTCGAACTGGACGTTTTGCATTCAATCTATCAGTAGTTCTCATACTTTCAAGTCCACTTCCTGGTTTTTGTGACAACATATTCTCTCCAAAAATATAATCATTCCATGATTGAATGAACTTCAGAGGAAGTAGATCAGCAGTTAACATCCAACCTAATTGAAATGTGCTGAAGACACGACTGGTTGCATAGTTTACTTGACTCTCACCTAAGTATCTTCCAGTAATTGATCCAGTTCCAGTGCTAATATTTGGCAGCTGTGCCTCATCACAGAAAATTTTGATATCTTCTTCTTTAAAATATGACGACAACGCTTTTTTAAGTTCTGGTGTTAGATAAAAATGCACATCAAAGTTATTGCTTGAAGCAATACCACCTCTATTACCGATCTTCTTTAAAAAGTTGTCTATAGACACACTAAATACCTACGTTGGTCTTTTTATATTTATGGCGTACTCTGGGTATTTTAAACCTAAAAACCCTCAGAAGTACCGTGGCAACCCGACAAACGTTGTTTACAGGTCGCTATGGGAACGAAAGTTCATGGTGTTCTGTGACAATAACCCTTCAATATTACAGTGGGGAAGTGAAGAGATTATTATACCATACAGAGCTCCTGATGGTAAGGTAAGAAGATATTATCCAGATTTCTACATAAAAGTTCGCGAAAAATCTGGTAACATCACAAAATATATTATTGAAGTAAAACCCAAAAAACAAACACAACCACCGAATGAGAAAAATAAACGAACTGCCTCATATCGTAATGCAGCTTTAACATACGCCAAAAACCAAACTAAATGGTCAGCAGCGCGTGAGTATTGTGAAGATAGGCAGATGAACTTCTTAATACTAACCGAAGACCATTTAGGAGTATAGAACAATGCCAAAAGGATTTGGTTCTACACAAACTATTAGAACCACAAATAAAATACCAGAGGGATATCAAACTCTATTTGACAAAATAAAAAGTAAAAGCTCAGGACAAAAGAAATCTATAAAATGGTATAGAGCAGCAGTAAAGTCAGAATCTGGTGCATATCAAAAGAATTTTAATAACAAAGGTAGTACCGATGTATCTCAAACAAACAATGAGTTACGTAATACTACATTAGAGAAACATTTTTATATGTTTGAGTATCAGGCAAAAATGAGATGGTTGCCTTACTATGACAGATTTCCATTAGTATATGTTCTCAAGTCAAAGGGTAGCGAATTTACAGGAATAAATTTGCACTATTTGTCACCAAAAAAGAGGATGATTGCTACCAAAAAATTATTACAAGGAAGAATCGACGTACCTAAGGCATGTTTCCATAAATACCTACATAACCATGTCCAAGAAGGAGTATACATTGACCTTGCTCAAGCAGAGTGGGATAGTGCTATTCTCATACCAACAGAGGAATTTGTGAAAAGTGTCAATGGTGTTACCTTTCCTATAGATAAAAGAACTGTATGGAAAGATACAGATGACGCTTTCTACGATAAAATTACGGGTCAAAGTAAATAATGGCAGATCCAAAACCAGTATCACAACAGGTAGAGGAGGAAACTACTACCAAAGATGAAGTAAAGTCGAACAAACAAAGTAACGATTGGTTTGATGCACTTCCTTGGACAATTAAAGGTTCTCTTAAAGCACTAGGTCTAGATGATGATCTAGAAGGTGTGATTAATTGGATAGAAAATAGTCCTGCTGGTAATTTGTTGGAAGATGTAATTGCTGATCTCAAACAAACCGCCCGTGATCTAAAGGATGATATTATTGGTCCTGATGCAATTTCATTTACGGTAAAACCATCAGCAATTACAGGAGATAACGATAGAAACGATGCTCATAATTCATCACTGAGATATCCAAACGATTCTATATTGGGAAGCACAGATTACATGCTGTTCCAATTCTTTAGATATCAACCACCGTTTGGTGGTCAAGGCGTTGTTGCAAACCTAACAGGAGAAGGTACTGGTGAGTATGATAGTCTTTCAGAATATAATAGATCAGTAAGTGCCTTAAAAGTTGATACACAATTGAATCAAGTTGTATTATATGTTCCTCCTGATGTAACATCTACATATGGAGCAGAGTGGTCCGATCAATCTTTTAGTAACACAGCAGTTGCTAAAGTCAGAGGTGGTATGGCACTAAGAGATGGTAATGTAATTGGAGCATTGCAAGGTCAAGTAGAAAATGGACTGAATGCAGGAGGAAGATTACCAGAAATTGCTGGTGCTGATTTTATTAGAAATCAAGTTGCAAGTGCAACTGGTGAACAACTTAGCAGAAATGATTTATTCTCGTCATCAGCAGGAGTAGTGTTAAATCCAAACACTGAACTGCTATTCAGAAACCCACAAATGAGAACCATTGACTTTACATATAAATTAGTTCCAAATAATCAAGCTGAAGCAGAAATTATTTTTGAAATTGTAAGAACATTTAAAATGTGCTTACACTCTTCGTTTGGTATTCCTGGTAAACAGCAGGGGCGTAAAGCGTCAAATCTAGGATCGATACTTAATATAGCAGGCAAAGCAGAATCAAAAGTTGGTTTTATTTCTGTTCCTAGTGTAGTTAAGTTTGCATTCATGCAGGGAGGAGGTTTACATCCATTCCTTCCACAATATAAAACATGTGCATTAGTTAGTGTTGATGTTAACTACACTACTGATGGACAATATGTTGTAACAAGAGATGGTTATCCAGTTGCAACTGAACTAAGATTATCATTCAAAGAACTCAAACTTGTGTACAGAGAAGACATTCGACCAGTTGGACCAAGTACATTCAAACAAGGAAATAAAGCTCTGCACGGAGGTCACTAATGTATTTTTCTTTAATCCCAAACATACAATATCCAATCAAACCTATTGGATATCCATTCACACAAGAAGATATTACCGTTGCTAAGAATTTCTTCAGAAGATATGAACTAAACAAAAATATCTTTGAGAATGCAGTGTTCTTTGATCTATATCAGATTGGTGATAGAGAAAGACCAGAACATGTAGCAAAGAGCGTGTATGGTGATGAGATGTATGATTGGGTAGTGCTGCTATCAAATAATATTGTCAATGCACAGTTTGATTGGCCCGTATCTAACTATGAGTTGACAAAATCAATTCAATCTGAATTTGATGATCCGTATGGAACCATTCATCACTATGAAACGTATGATTATGGACAATACAAAAAAGGAACCCATGTTGACAAGATCTTTTACGATGGTCAACATAAGTTCCTTTTCTCTGATGGTAATTACGTTACTAAAAATGGTAACGAAATTTCAAAAGCTATTACTGTTATGGAGCATTACACTGCAGAAAATGAGAAAAAGCGTGAGATCTTTGTTCTCAAAGAGGATTATTTCATATCATTTGTAGATGATTTTAGGAAAACAAATAGATATAAAAAGAGTGATGATTATATCACTGCTAGATTGAAAAGAGCAAGAATCTAATCGACTTTTTCAACAAATTTTTACCAGAATAATTTTTTCACTTTTCACAGATTTGATTATCAAATTTTGTCTCTAGTTTTGCTACTCGCGTGAGGAGAACTAGGTTGTCTTCCTCCACCTGATCGAGACGCTTACGTAGTGCCTCGATCATTTCTTTTTTCTTCATTAGTCAAGTTCATAACAAGCTGATCGTGCCAACTCTGGATTCTTTCTCAATGCTCGATGCACATGACCATGTACATCAGTTTCTAAAGTATGGTGTGCTTTAGTGTGGACTACCTGAATCAATCCTAAGGTCCCAACAAAAGTTAGGTTTAGGATTGTAACAGGGTGCAAGATAACTCCTAGCACTTTCTTCATCGAATGAATTTGTCCATACGAAGTTTAATATAGTACATTCCAAGGACCCAAAGGGAGAAGAGAAACCCCTCCCCGTAACCCATGGAATGCCATGCGTTTACTACGTCCATCAATCTTCAGCAAGACGTGCGAAGTATGACAGTGCATCGTCATCATCAACGACTGCTTCCTGCTTGACAGGAGAAGGAGCAGATGCAGTGATGTCAGAGTCGTTGAACCCACCAGTTGTTACCACTGGTTCGTACTCCTCATCATCAACAGAGGGACGTGTAACAGGACGTTGCCCAATACCAAGCACCATGTTCAGACGACGCTCAAGATCCTCATAGGACTTGAAGTTTTCCTTAGAAGTGAATGCTTCCAGGGAGTGCTCTGACTTCCAGGTTGCTTCCAGCACGTCATCATCTGCACTGAGAGCAGAGACATTATCAAACTCAGAACTATCGTAGTTCCAATAACCTGCGACCTTCTTGATCTTCAGTTTGAAGTTAGCACCTTCCCAAAGATCAAAGACGTTTACTGGTTCTTCATCTTGGAACTCAGGTTGCATAGCAGCGAGGATCTTGTCGTGGATCTTCTTGCCATACTTGTAGAGGAATACACGACCCTCATTCTCAGGGTGCTTAGGATCCTTCACAACATAGATGTTGCTGTAGTAGGAGAGCTTACGCTTCTGCTTACGTGCAGTTTCTTTATCTGCATCATCACCGCTGTTCCAGAGACGGCGGTTCACTTCACCAACGGGATCCTTATCGTTGAGTGTAGTCAGGGAGTTTTCGATGTACCAACCACCAACACCTTGGAAGGCGTGGGAGTACAGTTTTGCCCATGGGATGGTCTCACCATCAGGGGCGGGGAGGAAACGGATAACAGCGTATCCATTTCCAGAAGCGTCAACTTCTGGTTTCCAGAATCTCTCATCAACGTTCTTACCGCTGGATGATTTTTCAAGTTCCTTCTGTAGGAACTGGAAATTGTTGCTGGACTTGCGCTTCAGATCTGCGAATGACATAGATTGCCTCGGATTGTTTTGGATTTGGTTTGTGTGACCCCTGATCACTTCATCATAATAACAGGCACAGAGTCGGGTGTCAACCCTCTGTGCCACTTTCTAATTGTCCCTTCATCTTTTGAACTCGGTCAAGGAGTTCTTGGAACATGTTTTCAATGGTAGTACCTGGTGTGGCACCTAGCATGATGATACCTTGCTTCATCGTTTCGACAACTGACTTTGCCTCAGGGTCATCACTCAGTTTAGCACGAGCATAGAACACCTGCTGTTTACTAATCAATCTTTCTAGTGCTTCAAAATATTCAAGTTTTCTATCTGGATCTAGAAGTATAAAGTTCATAGCAGATCTGAAACAGAACTGCTGCAACTCTAACATCTCTTGGATGTCACCTCTAACTATATCGGAATGGAAAAAGCTCATACTAGCATTAATTTGGCACGACTTGTTTTTTTCATAAAGTTAAGTTGCTGTGCATCATGACGCAACTTTTCTTTCAATGGTTTACTGATTAATTTATTAACAGTATCCAATTCAATTTCGTTTAGTTCACAGTAGTGGATAACAGAATCAATGTAATTCATTTCTGGATTGTGGTGTGCAATCTTCTCCACCTCCTGCGAGAATCTCGCAGCAGTCATAAATTTATCCTCTAATAATTGTTTTTTGTCCATATCGTTCTTGGTATTCGTCGATGTAACTCATGAGTTTCATAAAGAATTCTTTCTTAGGTGGATGTACCACAACTTGAGTTTCTCCGTTTTCACAAGCAACGATTGTGACGAGTTGTTGTACACTCATCCCGTAGTTTTCTTGTAACATACATGCGTATGCAGTTTCTTGAACGAAGTAGTCGTAAAGATATTGTTCACGCTTTGGTTGCTCTGCTGTCTTAAAGTCAATAATAGACAGCACTCCGTCAAACTCAGCAATACAATCTACACGCCCCGCTAATTCTAAATGTTTAGAGTAGAGCGCCGCTTCTTGTAAGTAAATATTATTTATACGGTCCAAAACAGGGCGACTGTGCTGGAACATAAGGACAGGTAGAGGTGACTTACTATACTTTTTTAGGTCCAGATTATTGTTCAGATAATCTTCTGCAACTAAATGATATTTCGTACCACGTCCAGTAGCACGAGTGGACTTTGCATTTGCTGCCTTCTCACCAACACGAGCTCGCCACTTAGCGATACCCGCCATTTTCTCTTTGTTACTGCCAATCACGGTGGTGACAGACGGGAACTTGAAACCTTCTGGTGTCAGATACATGCGTTTACCATCCACCTGATCAGCAGACATTTCAATAGGTTCTATGCCACCTACGTGATTAAACAATTTCATAGACCTAGATTAATTTTGTTAATGAGATAAGATTTAACGAGACCAGAACGAACGATGTCATCAATACCAAACTCGATAAGAGAAAACTCCTCCATCTTCTGAAGGATGCGTTGGAAGTCAATGATACCTGTACGCTCACTAATCTTTTGCAGATCAGTTTGTGCAGCATCACCACAGAAAATGATCTTACTATCCTGTCCAACACGAGTGATGATTGAATCAAGTTCGTGGAAGTTTAGGTTCTGACACTCATCAATGATAACGATAGCATTGTCTAGTGTAGTACCACGGATGAAACTAGTAGACCAGAATGATACTGTCTCTTGTGCCTTCAGGTTATCGTAGAGCATATCATACGATGCATCATCAGGCATCTCAAACATGGATTGAACCATGTTCTTGTATGGTATCTGATAGAGAGAAGACTTATCTTCATGGTCACCAGGAAGGAAACCAATTTCTCTAGTTGCAACTAGAGAACGAACAATATAGATCTTTTCATATGGTGTGTACTCATTCAGTACATCCTTGAGTGCTTTATACAATGCAATGAATGTCTTACCTGTACCAGCAACACCGTAAGCATAAATCATCTGACCCTTTTCCCACTCATCAAAAAATAATTTTTGATTATGAGTAAGAGGTTCAACGGGGATCATATACTCCTCGTTAATAGGTTTACGACGCTTCTTCTGCTTCGCAGTCATACCTTGTCCAGGTGACTTAGTTGTCTTCTTTCTAGGTGGCATTTTAGTAGTTGTATTTGTCTGTAATGGTACGGTTTCGTGGTGCTTTAGGGATCACCTTGTTTTTCATGATGTCTTTCCATCCAGGATGGGTCTTTGCCATCTTATCTCTCCATTCACCAACCTCACCAGAGGCAGGGCATGTAGAGGGATCACTCCAATCTCTATGCCAATCAGGATTGTCCTCGCACCATTGTGTCCACTCATGAACACTGATTACAAGATCCTTTTGTTCACCAGTTTCTTTATTAATCACTGGGTAAGTCGCCATCGTCTCCCTCCTTTACTTTATTAAATCCAAATGGACCTGC